CAATCTAGGGTCATAAGATACAAAATCGCACCATTGGCGACCAGTGCAGGCCATCTGCCAAAATATTTGATCTGCATATTTTTTAGGCACTGTTTGGCTAAGTAAGGTGTCAATGTGCGTTGACGTGTTAGGGCACTTGATTTCTATCAAGCCATCTTCGCCCACCAAGCCATCTGGAGACGCGCCAGACATAACAATGGTCGGATGGTCAATAAAACCTACTTCGTCCACCAAAACGTCCATCTTGGCTTCGTATGCCGCCCTTGCTAGGGGTTCTGTTTCTGTTCCCCATTGCATAGCTGCATTGCTATACGATTCCGCTGGTTTGTTTGTAAGTCGCTCGCAAACCAGTTGCGCCATGTAGTTGTCACGACTTGCCGAGTAGCCTGATTTTGTCTTGGCAACCACATCGGCAACCCTACTGGCCGTGACTTTGCCGACCCTTGCTGAATACCATTCATCGGATTTTTGTTCCATTTAAAGTGCCGCCTTTCTTGCGTTCTTGGCTGCAATAATTTTTTTCTGAGCTTCTGCGTCCGATTGGGTATCTTTAAAAGCCTCGGTGTAGACAGCTTTCAAAGAATCGGCATTAGGCGCTTGGCTAATTTCTGCCAACCAGTCAGCCAGGCGTCCAGCATCGTAAGCAGGGGCTTTGCGGCTTGCTGCGTTACCATCGTCATCTTCTGGGGCAATACCGCAGGCAGCCATCAACGAATAGCGCCTAGCGTATGTCAGCGCCGAGCCATATCCTTGAGGGTCTTGCTTGCTGGCAGGAACGTGCAATTTGCCGCACTCAAGCATCTCACCAGATTCGTGCAAAAACAGCGTTTCAACTGTGACGCCGGTGCTATCTTCGTAGTTTCGCTGAATAAGTGCGATTCCATTTGAATTCAAAGAATCAATCACGGCCTCCACGCAAGCCGCTAGATCAGCATAGCGAGACTTGAAATGCGGGTTAGTTGACGTTTTAAGGGCAGGGCCAAAGGCTTTTTGCGATTTTACCAAAGCTGAAGAAATCTGTTTCATACTGCCCCCAATGCCAAGCGCAAGGCTTCAATCAATGCTTCAGTTTCTTCACGATTCATAGCAACTGAAGAATAGCCGCCCGTAAAGAAAATTGATAAGTGTGAACCATCTTCAAAACTGTCCACCATCAATTTGTTGTTGTGCTCAATTTTAATAATTGTGCTGCGATCTTCTACTGTAATGCTCAATTTACGCTCCTTATAGACCCCAAAATTAGGGCATGAATGAATTATAAGCTAGTTTACTAAACATTTTTCTAGGTATTTACCCTATCTACGAACCGATTGTTAGCGTTTTCAGAGCGCCACACTTCGATCTTTAGCTGGGCAGCGGTCAACTGCCATTTCAAGGTTTCCTCTTGCTCAACAGCCGCCGCCAGTCCTTTTAGCAAACTTTGGTATTCCTCGTCAGCATAGGCGTCTCGTTCTTGCGCCGCCAGGGTTTGCGTTCCTCTCAAGCTGGCCTGTTGCATTAGCAATGCCTTTTTAGACTTTCGGTATTCCTCAATGTAGACACGATCAGACTTTGCCTTAGCAAACAATGGTGCAGTCTTTAAGATAAATTCAACGGCTCGATGCGGTGCTTCGCTCATGGCAGTTCCTCTCTCACCAACACTTCAACGACCGGATGCGTTCCATAGACCTGCGTTGCATGAATAGAAACCACTTGCTTGTCGTCCAAGTAAATGACTTCGTTCATGGCATCCAGAAAGCATTTCAAAATGTTATCCAAATCAGCTTTCTTTGTTGGTCGTTCCCGACCGCTTAAACAGGCTTCTATGCGTTTTTTTGAGTATGACGCTGGTATGCCCTTGGTAACATGCAAATAAACCGCCACAGGCGTTTCTAGAGGCTTTGAAGCGCCCATTGCAAACCTTGCCGATGCTTTAATCATCGTTTCGTAGTCCACTGTTTGTTTTGGCGTGTAAGTTTTGACAAAGCCACCACGATTAGAAAATCTTGGCCTGCCTTTGCCCTGCGGTGTGCCTTCAACCTGGAAAGTTACCATGAATGTCATAGCTTTAAATCCTTGACAACTTCTAAAGCGTCCCAGCGGTCAGCGTGAACGCAAATTACTCTGGCCATGTTTTCATTCTTTGCTTTTAAGACTTTGGTCTTTTGGGCAACTTCCAGTAAGTTTTCGCCTTTAACAACGTTGCGCCATTCTTTCGCTAGTTTGCTTTTAGTCTGTCCAATGTAAAAAATAGTCATTTCTGTGCCCTGATTCTGTTCATGCGCTGGCGTAGTTCATCAGCGCCATTCTTGCCACGTTTTTTTTCTATTGCTTCAATGGTGTCTGCCCACCATGCGTTAGCTTCGCCATAGCCTAGTTCTTTGGCCTTTTTGCGGTATCGCTCCACCCATTCACGAGCTTCAGATTCCCGCATAAATTCCAAAACGGTGTTAGTGTCCGACTGCATCGCCCAAAACCCAGAGACTCCATGTAATGACACTCCACGGCACTGTTTCATCGCCCATGCGAACTAGGTCAAGNATTCGGGCCGCTTCTTTTTCTTCATCGTTGTAATGTTCACGCATGGCGTTTTCCTTNCATCAAGTCACGCAAATTGCCAATAATTTGACGCTTTTCAGTCTCAGAAACTTTANGTGCTGGAACTTTGACNTCCATTGACATAGCTTCGTAGTTGTTTTTGTCACCACGCTGNCGGTAAGCTGCCCATTCAATACCGGTAATCTTGTCCCAATCACGCATTGGAGACCAAGCATGAGCCGAGCAAAGGCGTTTTCCGTTATCAACTGTCCAACGGTTAGGACAACCAGTAGCCTGGCACATATGCGAGTTATCTTCTTCAGCAATAGAGGATTTTTTAAGTTCGTACATCGTTAGTCCTTGTGGTAAGCGCCTTCAACGATTCGGGCGAATTTAGTCGGCGTAAAAATGAAATCAATATCAGCTTTCCAGTCTTTAACTTTTCCGGTTAAGAACTTTGATCTTCTTACATGGTCAAAAAAATTTCCAAACCATTCAAGACCCTGATCTTTTGTAAATTTTTGCTCGGCAACCACTTCACGCCACCTGGCCGAAATAGTGCGCTTTCGAGCATCGTTGACCACTTCNCATCTTGGAAGCTGCGGCAGCTTTGCATTGNATAGCTCAACAATTTCAGAAATTGGAGCCGCTGGCGTTCTTTCGACTTTAGGCGAAGGGACAAGAACCGTAGGTTCTATATATATTGGTTCTTGGTTAATGGTTAGTGGTTCTTGGTTAGTGGTTAGTTGAACACTTGCATCCAAATTGTTGAACACTTGTTGAACAGGTGTTGAACGAGTGTTCTTTCTGCGTTCAGCGGATGCTTTACCAGCTAAAGAGCGTTTTTCTGTAAATGCTTGATATTGTTGGATTTCTTGTTCGCATCTTTCATGAACCCATCCATTGTTTGTATGTTGGAACATATCGTTCAACACAATGCTAACAATAGCGGGTTCTATGCGAATTCGTCTAGCTATCCATTGAACATCATCCGAAAGAGGCTTTTCGGTGTCGTAATACATATCAAGAAGTCGGCGGTAAGCCAAATCTTCTTCATTGGATAAATGAGCTGTTGCGGCTCGATAGTCACCAATGTGAAATTGGTAGTAGTGCATAAAACCTTACGTTATCGGTTTACGTTACTAAAGAAACATTGGCAGGACGGTAACGAATCGTCTTTTCGGGAGCTACCCTAGCCACGTTTCAAAACATTATAGACCAAACCACTCTGGCCGCAATTCTTTAAGCTGATAAATTCTTAGCGGTGGAATGTGCTTCCAAAGAAAAACAGCCCCACGGGTCACGCCCAATAGCCGAGCTAATGCCGCCTGGCTACCTGCTAATTTGATTGCTTCTTCTTTGGTCATCCGCTGAGTGTAACAGAAAACTAGACACAAAACATTAGGGTAAGTCCCTACAAATTTTTTTTGTTGTTTGCCTTATTTCTGTATATTTTGATATACAATGCACCCATGCCCTGAACGGTTCGGGGTCTTTAGAAAGCAATTATGCACACAGCAGACATTCAGAAGGAGCACGACCAACTATGCCAACTACTTTACTCAAAAGGGTTCGAGGACACTTTGATAGACCGTATATCGAGCGTCATACTGTCCGACACAACATTCGAGCTTGGGTCGCTTCTGTTCGATACCTTGGTGATAAATGGCTCCTCGCAACACCAGTCCAACGAAAGGAACAGCAATGAACTCCCTTTTTGAAACATTCCTTGATTACGCATTGGCCGTTGTCATTGCTTGCTTGTTAGCTTGGTTTTTAGCGGTGGCACTTGTATGAACGAAGATTACGACTACGACTTAGAAGAACTGCGCCAGGAAGTAACTGCTGAAAAACGCTATTACAACCGGCTTATCCGGCATCCTGACCCGCAAGACCCTGATTATCCAGAACTGGAAGATGATGATGAATAACTGGCCTTTTCCATTAACGCCATTGCCTAACAAGCCTGGCGAGCCAAAATTTAATCCTGAAAATTTTGAGGAGGATCCATTTTGAAAACCACACTAAACAAAATTAGAGAACATAGCCCTTGCTCTGACGGATGGGGAAAGCTGTTAAAGCACCTTGGTAAAACCAAAGCAGACGACGAGCCATTAGGTATCACAACTATTTTAGATAGTAATGGGTTTGAAGATGCTTTGTGGTGTT